CACAGCGAATATAAGGGAAAAATCTTCGGGTCGGCGGGGAAAAAAATGAAAACGAAAAATCCCAACTGGAAAGGCATAATGGCTTCCCGGAAACCCCAGACCCGTGTTGCTCCCCCACCCCTTGTGAAGTGTGCTACTTGTTCTAACATCACCGAATGCCCCTCTGGCAAGTGCGGGACTTGTAGCAAGACCTTATCTGCTCCCATAGTAGAAATGGCGACCAATGGACTTTGCGAAAAGCCCGTCCCCGTCCAACCCGCTCCTAAGACCAAAGAACAGACCATCTGTATCACCAATCACTTCTTCAGCAGTGATAGGGATTGTATAGATGTTCCAGTCTCTAAGGTTGAAGCATACCTCAAGGCTATCAAGCCCAATGAGTGTTGTGAGAGAACTCAACCCACTGAGAGAGAACCAACCCGTGCTTATAACAGAGTATATGTGGATTTGGATGGCGTTCTGCCTAACCTCACAGAGCAAGAGTTTGATGAGAAGGTCGCTACCATCCGTGCCATCCTTATGGGTGATATGCTACATCCGCATTCTCTTATGGAGAGTTGTAAGTGGCATTGTGCGGATGAGAAGTCTAACATCACCAATAAACTCTCTTGGCGTATCACCTTCCCTCTACTACACGGTGAGAAGGAACAGATAGCCCACTATGTTCGCACGAAGTTCATAACGCACCTTAAGAAACTCTTGCTGACTACTATCCCAGTAGTAAGCCTTGAGGCTGGTAGCAAGAACAAGAAGAACGCAGTGAGACCAGAGGGTTCTCTTGAGATTGATATGTCAGTCTATAACAAGGGTCAGAGGAAGATGCGTATGATGTATCAGAGCAAACCAACTCAGCAGAGACCTAACCGTCTTCTACTAGGTGAGTTCAAAGATACTCTCATCACCTACATTCCTCCAGAGAGTGTTCTACTCCCTAAGAAGACCTTTGTGGATGAGAGGCTACCAGTCAATACAGTCATTGAGACTGCTATGGATGCCCTCAATCCAGACAGTGCCACAATCGCCACCGAGACCACATCCTCAGACCCGTATCACGAGCCTACCGAGGATGAGGAGAAAACCAAAGAACTCCTAGTAGAGGTCATTGGTTCTCTCTCACAGTTGAGGTTTGACTACTATCCTCATTGGCTACGCTTGGGCTTTGTTCTCTACAATGAGAACTTCACAGTAGAAGAGTTCATTGAACTCTCTAAGAAGTCCAAGCACTATAAGGAAAGCACAAGCCCAAGATGGATTAAGGAGAAGTGGTGTCATTTCCGCAAGTCTCGTCTCAATCAATCCACTCTATGGCGTTGGCTCTCTGAGGACGACCCAGACAAGTATCACGAGTTGGTAGCCCGTCGTAAGGACTTCTGGCAACTGATGACTTGTATGAGCCACGCAGAGGTCGCACAGTTCTTCTACAATATGAAGACCGATGCCTATACCTATCACGAGCAGTGTGGATGGTATCAGTTGGGTAATAACAACCGATGGGAACTGTATGAGAAAGTTCCTTCTATGTTGAAATCAGATATCTGGAATACACTGAAGAAGGTCGCTAAGGAACATCTACAATCCATACCCGAACCGTCAGAAGACACTGAGGATGAGGAGACAATGGCAGAGGCTCAGAAACTATACAAGTCCAAGGTCAAAGCCATCTGGAAGTTCGTATCATCCGTTGGCACTTCTGGGTTCGTGGATGGTGTTATCACCTTCCTACCCTCAATGTATAAGGATGATGACCTTATCAAGAAGATGGACGAGCAAAGACATCTCTTAGCATTCCAAGATAAGGTTCTTGACCTTACTACAATGGTAGCAAGGGACATTGACCCGATGGACTACATCTGTATCAACACAGATTATGCTTATCCAGAGAAACGGTATCCTCAAGCCCGTGAGGAACTCATTGATACACTTCGTAGCATCTTTGAGACGACAGAGGAGATTGAGGAGTTCCCCAACTCTCTCGGTCAGATGACCCGCTATGCCTTGGAGCATATCGCCACTTGCTTGAGTGGCAACAACAAGTATGAGCGGTTCTATATTTGGACTGGTAAGGGTGGCAATGGCAAAGGTGTCTTATCAGAGTTGGTGAAGCGGTGTATGGGACAATACTATCATCCTATCCCGCACTCGGTCATTACTAAGCAGAATGACAAGAAGGACGCACCCAATCCTCCTCTTGCTAAGGGAAAAGGTAAGCGGTTCGTCCAGTTCTCCGAGCCAGAGGCGGAGGATAAGTTCCAAGTAGGAACTGTTAAGGAACTGACGGGTGGTGATGAGATATCCGTCCGTGATATGTATAAATCAAACATCATATACAAACCTCAATGGTCTCTCTACGGTCAGACTAACAACATCCCGAAACTCAATCGGGCAGACGGCGGTGCTGGTCGCCGTATCAGAGTGATACCCTTCGTGTATTCATTCGTAGCAGACCCCACTGAGCCTTTCCATAAGGCAATCAATCTGGACTTGAAGGAGAAGATTGTTAAGAGCAGTGAGTGGCGTGGAGAGTTTATGTGGCTCTTGATTGAGGCATATGCTCGTATCAAGGAGAATGGTCTCATAGAGCCAGAGGCGGTCTTGGAGGCTTCCAAGGAGTATATGGAGGATAACAATCCCGTAGGAGCGTGGCTCAAGTCAAACTATACTACGGGGCTTGACCCGAAAGATAACAGATGGTGGATATCCTCAGCAGACCTTCTCAAGAAGTATCAAGATGATACCCATCATCAGATATCCGCAGAAAGGTTCAAGGGTGGTATGACCCTTTGTGATATGGAGCAGAAGAAGGTCTCCCACGACTTCCAAGGAAAGGTCTATAACGACTTCCAAGAGTGCTATGCCGAGGACACAAGGAAGGCGGGTAGATATTGGGTGGGTATCAGAAAGGTGGGACAACCGATAGAGTAGAAGTGATATAGAGAGTGGGTTGGGCGGGGTTGGGAAAACCGCAAACCTTTTTTGTATGTTATTTTTTGTATGGGTCTCATATAGAATGTCGTCCCGGCGTATCATTAAGGTGGTAGATGCCATCAGAAGGTTAGAAGAAATGAGAGATGATGTTATTCAACATATGGGTGAAGAAGGATGGAATGGGTCAGATGCTGAAAGACAGTTAGAAGAGGCTTATGATGAATATCATTTTCTTATATCCCCTACTGAGCGTAAGGGAGGTGCTAAACTATCTGAAAGAGGATTAGCGGGATATCTTAGAGAAAAGTTTTATTTCGGAGCATTAGGCTCTCCAGCATATCCATTATATGAGTTCTTATCTGCCGTCGTCCATAGTCCGAATACTAAACCTATGCCCTCTCATCCATTCAGTTCCTTATTAGTAGGTAATGAAGCATCCGTAGAAAAAGCATTAGAGGCTATAATAAAGGCAAGGGGGTGGCAGAGATATGTGTCTCCGAATACTAGATGGGGTGAGGCTACTGAAGGGTTCTCAGTAGTTCCAACCGTAGCACCTTCTGCTAGTGCTTCTGCTCCCGCTCCCGCTCCTCCACCTCCAGCAGTTAATCCTTGGTCTTCTGGTTCTAAGAGAGGGACAGTTGTATTAGGAGACCCCGGTGGTGGTGGAGGGGCTGGTAATCCAGAAGACTATGCTGGAACTGCCTCTACTGGATTATCTATGCCTATGGCTGGTGTAGGATTTGAGGAGGAGGAGGACGAAGGCGAACCGGCGGGTCAAGCGGTAGCCGAAGCAGTAGCAAGTGGAGCGTCAGCCACGGAAGCCCTAGCACCAACGGCGGAAGCCGTAGAACCCCCTAGGGCAAAACCCAAAAAACCCAAAAAGGCAAAAGAAGAAGAGGTTGATTTAGAGGCAGAGGCAGAGGCTACTAAGTTAGCCCTTTTTAAACAAGTAGAAGAGGCTTATGAGAAGAAGGTAGATGGCGTATCACCGAAGGAGTTAGAAGATATTGTAGCCAAGGAAAATGCTGAGATGGACCGTCTTAGAGACCGTGCCTCTGCCCTCATTAAACAGATTAAGACACTAAGAGGACTTAAAAAAACCCTTGAGGCTGAATACGATAAACTAACTGAGGCTCTCAAAGAGGGTGATAAAGAGGGAAGAAGAATGACTGATGAATATGTTGCTTATCTAGACAGAATAGAACCTCTTAAAAAAACTAATACACCAGAGTATGTAAGATTAAAAGACGCTAAGGAAGGTGATAAGATTAAGTTAGAAGAACTAAAGGCTAAACTGTCTCAACTGTTATCGGAGGCGGAAACTCAAAGAGAGAGATATACCGATGTGCTAAAGAGAGAACAAGCATTAGTAAAAGAATACGACGGTATTGAGCCGTTAGGACAAGCATCTTCCGCAAGGGGTGAAAAGGCTGATAAGGCTCTAAGAAAAAACCCAATCTTTAAACTATTAGAGGTCTTGCGTGAGAGAGGTCTTGGTGAGGAGTTTAATAGATGGCTAAAAAGACCCAAGGAGGCTGGTAAGGGGCGTTATAGAGGTAGTGGAGCAAGACCCTCTAATAACATCCTACAAAAGATAGCAGTCCAGAGTTATAACCCTAATCCAGAAAGAGTAGTAGGAGACTTTACACTCTTCAGAGCAACGCCCACTCTTAAGTTCTATAAGCAAGGTGATACAGTAGTAGTTGGTGTCCGTGGAACAGTTCCTACTGATATAGAAGATGTTAAGGCAGATGGACTAATAGCCCTTAACAAGTTAGAGGGTTCTCCACGCTTCCAAAGAGATGTAGCAGAACTAAGGAAGGTTAAGAAATCTATGCCTAATCTTGATTTCTACGGAGTAGGACATTCCTTAGGAGGAGCAGTGTTAGACGGACTTCTTAGAGAAAACTTGCTGATATCTGGTGTGTCCTATAATCCAGCAGTTCAACCAAAAGACTTCAACTCTAATCTTCCTAACTCTCGCATATACCAAAAAGGAGACCCCCTATATGCCCTTGGTAAGAACTTCCTTAAGAACGCTCCAGAGGTAAGAGGTAAGCCTACATCGTGGAAAGATAGACTAATAAGCCTAGTTCCCTTTGCTGGTAGCGTATATGATTATCTGGACGCACATAACTTATCTAACTTTGAAGGCGGTGGGAAGTCTGCGAAACGCCCAACCCCGCTTAACCCACTCTCAAGAGAAGAATATCTCTCAAGAGTAAGAGCAAAGGCTAAATCAGAAGGATACCCCTATAAACTACTAGGGTATGCTGATGATGGTAAGCACAAGTTCCAAATCCCTAATGCTGACGGTAAGATAATAAGGTTTGGAAGGGCTGGGTATGGGGATTTTCATATCTGGTCTGCCTTAGAAGCGTCTGGAAAAGTGGCGAAGGGTTATGCGGACGGTAAGAGGAGGGCATTCCGGAATAGTCATAATAAGATAAAGGGGCGTTGGCGTTCTGATTTATTCTCTCCGAATAATCTGGCACTGAAGATATTGTGGTAGCATTATATGACGCTAACTGCTCCCGTTGTTTAATAGATAGTAGTATCGGCTTCTGTATAGGATACGATACTAAAGTCTTTATAGTGGCAATGTAGGGTAAGATATCCATTAATATAGATAAATATTTTAACTTCCAGCAGAATACAAAGACCACATTACACCACACGCATTAGGATTAGCACCCGTGTTAAACACTACACTCGCAACTGAACCACCCGCAGTAGCGTTGTAGTTGTATGATAGTGAGCCTTGGGCGTTTGTCGTAATACCGGAAGGTAATACCCAACTACACTGAAGAACAAGGTTCTGGAACAGAGAGGCTGGGACTGTTCCAGCAATAGCCGTAGAAGCAAGAGTGGCTCTGGGTATTGTTAGCGTGTATGCCACACCACTACCCCCCCAAGCGGGGACTGTCGTAGCACCAGACCCAGCACCGGGGACGGCAACACCATAGGCAATAGGGGCAAGACCAGCCGTAGTAGGGGCAACAAGAATATTCCAGTGTGATGGAACAAGAGTAGAAGGAGAACCGGCGGAAGGACCAGTAGCAGATGTAGTAGCAGAACAAATGTATAGACCAGTGCCTTCTCTTACCACATCACCAACAGCATACACTCCAGCAGACCATACGAGAGGTGTTCCAGTTGTCGCCGTGTTAGCACTCATATTACCGCCACCACCACCACCACCACTGGCACACGCCGTAATACGACCCGTAGCATCAACTGTTAGATTAGCATTTGTGTAAGAACCGGGGGATACTGCCGTATCGGCTAAGTCAAGAACTACCGCACCAGTTGATGCCGTAGCGGGAGTAATACGCCCAGCAGTTCCAGCAACTGAGGATACCGCACCACCACCACCGCCCGGAGGAGGTAGAACCATTGTATTAGCAGTAGTAAAGACACCCGTCTGAGCCGAACCGGATACTGATACCGCTACGCTTCCAGCCGTAGTGGGAACAGAACCAGTAGCATCGCCCGTAAGTGATAATAGCGTTCCAGAACCACCGGCAACTGGGAGACCGCCCACAGTAAGTGTCTTGAGACTGAGAACACCACCAGTTAATGAACCCGCAGACATTCTATATATAGTATCCCGAGAATAAAAAAACGCATTATTGTCCTATCTGCCACCAAGATATGCCATCATCAGCCGGGGGCGGGCTATTTGGAGGAATATATGTTAAGGCGATAAAAGTATTAAGAAGATAACGGACAACTGCCCCCTTACCATAAGCATTGACTAAGAACCACTCACCAGTAAAATACATTAAGAACCCGCTTGTGATACCCAGAGTGCTACCACCTTCTATTTTAACAGCACCGTCATTGCTTTGTAGAACAATACCACCATTAGCACCGGATGTAGAGCCGGTGCTGGAAACTATAACCTTTCCACTAGTATCTATTGTAATACTACCAGTGTCCGGGGCTGTTCCACCTTGTATGCTATTGGTGATGGCGAGAGGAAGCCAATCCGTGCTATTCGCAGATGGGAGTGGATTGAATGGGGCAGTATTATTAGGTGCTACATTATTTTTAGCCACATACGAAGCACCACCAGCAACTTCTTGGACTACCGCACCAATACCATATCCCTTATTATTTTCAAATGCTCCAGTATTATATATAGCACCACCACCTTTATAGGACGCACTACCTTGACCGGGGGTAATCAGCACTGCTGGTTCTGTATCACCAGATTTAGTCTGTATTTGAATACCACCAGCACCTTGTGTTGTTAGGAACATATCACTTCCAGAGTTGATATCAATACGACCCGCATCTGGACCGGGTGTAGTAGAAGGGACTGTTGTCGCTACACTAAACTGATTTATATTACTTGGAATATCTGATGTTGTGTATGTTAATGAACCAGTATCAGTCATAGTTAGTGTTGAAGCACTGGGGGCATTCTGTAGTTGAAGTGGTGTGCTACCGGTGGCAAGTGTTATTATGGCTGGACTGTTATTAAATACACACATATTAGCAGTTCCCGGTGAGGTATTACCATTCGCCGTTAGAACAATATCACCAGTTCCAACTGGGGCATCAACTAAATATACACTACCACTTCCAGCAACTGTTGATGTTATACCGCCCGTGGAACTAACGGCAACAGACCCACCCGCTTGTGATATAGAACTTCCACCACCACCACCACCAATAGGAAGCCAATGAGATGGGTCGGCAGATGGGTCTGGGTTAGTAGTAGCCGGTGGCACTGGTGCGGAGACTGCCGAATAACATAAAAATATGCCAGTGGGTGCTGACGCAGTTCCAGTATATGCGATTTGACCCGTATAATAAGCATTTGTATTACCCCACGCATTTTCAGTTAAAAACGCAACATCGCCACCATTACCAGTTGAGTTTTCAATATTTACGATAAATCTATTTGTAGGTGTTTTTAGGTTTATGTTTGTATTAGCACCGGATGTCAATATTATATCACCCGCATCAAGACCGGGCGTAGTAGTAGGCACAGTAGTCTCCAAAATAATCTGATTTGCGAATGATGGTGTGTCCGGGTTAGTAAATAATAGTGTGCCAGTAGCATCAATAGAGAGAGTAGCACCCGCATTTGTAATAGATGACCCTCCACCACCGCCACCGCCACTTATACTCTGCCAGTTAGGACCGTTTGCTGGAAATGAAGCACCCACGGGTTGTGCCACTAAACATACAAATACTTCACCACTGTATATAACTACCGCACCGGGAAGGTATGCTACCGTTGAAACTGACCCAGCACCCGCCCACGCTAAACCACTACCGAGGTTCTGAGCCACCATACAAGCATCTGTAGCGGGATTACCCGATGCCGTATTAGGGGAAAAAGTGTTAAGTGTGATATTACCACTGAGAGCATCGTAAGATAACCCACTGCCGGGATTAAACAGTAAATCAACAACTCCACCTTGACCGGCTACTGATACTACACTATTAAGAGCCCCGATACCCACAGTGATTGTGTTAGCACCCGTGTTTTGTGATAGAGTAATAGGGGCATTGTTGCCGAGAATAACATTACCCGTTAGTGTTGGAGTAATCCCGGACGCTACTATACTGGATACACCACTCATTCTATATACACTATCAGAAGAAAAAGAGGATAGAAACTATTAGTCCCTATCATCTTTTATGTTTAGCCGGGGTTTGCGGAAAGCCCAACCCGCCCCAACCCACTCTATATATTTACATTAGTCTCTGAGAGAGGTTCATCTTACGACCAGCACCTACTGAACCAGCACCCGTTCCAGCACCCGTTCCATAGCCGACCGCTCCCATAGCACCCTTAATCTTACCCATAGTGCCTTCATCACCCATCATACCCTTAACGGCTGATACGGCGGGTTTCGTCTTCTCATAGATTTCCTTTGCCTTGTTGAAAACATTGGCAAGTGAGCCGAATGATAGTTTGCCACCAACAAGACGCTTGAGACCCTCGTGTGTCTGAGCGGATGATACGGGGGCTGATATGATGTCTTGCTCTGAAAGAACACCCTTGATGATACGGGATGAGCCACGGATACTCTCAAAGAAGCCACTGTTCGCCGTAATGACATAGAGGACTGGCTGAACCGCAAAGGGGTATGTATTAACAACCGTTAAGTTGAACTGGAGCGTGAAGTTGCCTACTAGTGATGGGGCTTGTCCGGACTGGAGCGTAATATCCTTTGATGGCTTGAGAACAAGGAAGCCACCAACGGAGGGACGGGGCTGTCCCACCTTAACTGGGGGATACTGGGCGAGAACCGCCGTTCCAGCACCCGCAGAACCAATAGCAACCGAACCAGCACCCGTTAAAGCACCAGCATCCCCACCAGTTCCAGCAAGAGGAAGACCAGACCAAGTGGGGTAATCCATATCAAGACCATTCTCCACTGACATCTGGTAGAGTTCCTCCGTAGTGTGGGACGATAGGAGACCAGAGAAGTTATCAAAGTTGATACTGAGAGGAGACTTCACTGAACCATTCGTGTTAAGCACTGACGCAAGAGGGAGATAGGCATCACCATACGAAGGGTCTTGGGGGTCGGGGCTACCAGACACTTGCGATGCCTTCACATACACAAGGAGAAGGTCGGGTATCTGCGGTAGCGTGATAGTCTGGGACTGGAGTTGTCCGATGTAGCCAGACTGCCCGTTGGGGGCAAGAGAGCCATTCTGGGACTGCGTGATATAACGGGGGAACTCCATATAGGGGACTACACTCTTAGGAGGAAGAGGCACATCAAGAGAGGGCGTTAGGAACTGGCAGTTTAGCACGGGATTGACCCACTGGGCTGATGAAAGGCTATTAAACTGGATAGAGTTAGCCACAATCTGGGGACGACTTCCAGCATCACCCGTTGTAATAGGCTGACCGAAAGGAGAAAGAGATGTAGCAAAACCCGCAGAATACTGTGTCTTAAGGATACGGGAGAGAGCATTACCGCTCTTGAAGTTCATAATCAACTGGATGTTATTGATACCGAAGAGACCCGTATCGTGTTCTTGGTCGTTAGCAAAGACGAAGGGTGATAGCGTTAGTAGTTCAACTGACGCAAAAGACCAGTAGAGAACGGCGTTCGTCTGGGGAACAATCACGACGGGCGTAGTGCTATCAAATGCGACCGTAGCAGAGCAAACGGGCATACCGTTCCAGAACCACTGGACGATTGGGAGACCCGAAGTGCCACCACCACCAGCAACAACATAACTATCAGCACCAGTCTGATTTACTCTCGCACCATTTGGCTTACAGAAGTAGAAGCCGGGGAAAGCACCATTAGGCACTTCATCAATGTTGTTGGCAGTATCATAGCCATTCGTGGGGGCGTTAGTCGCACCAAGAGAAGCCATACCGAGGTAGTTGGCTTGGTATTTATCCATCATTGTGGGGCAAGTTCTCTGCTTCTTATTACACTTGTAGTCAGTTAGACGCATAACCTCAAGAAGAACATCTTGGGAGTTAATGACCGCCGTAGTGTCGTTAATCGTAGCCGTCATCGTCTGACAGAGGTAGTTAAGGGGAAAGGGTGATAGAGAGAAATCACGACCCGGGGCTATCACAACAGAGGCATCAATGGGGTAAGCACCAGAGGGCGTTCCAGCACGACCCACGCCATCGTTCCACACCGTAGTGTTGGTGGCAGACTGGATATTACAGACGCTCATCTGGAAACGACCCTCAGCACCCCACCGTAAGGCTCTATCAACGAATACATTCTCCGAAGGAACATACACATTGAAAGTCATCTGGGATGCCGTAGAGGCAATGGCGTTAAAAGGGGCGTTAGTAAGAGATAAAGCACCCTTCTCAACGGCATACCGGGGGCGGTTCTGAACGATGCGGTCGTCAAATACGGCTTCCTTCTGGATGTCGGCACTCATCGTATATACTTAGCAAACATAAAATAATCCGTTAAAAAAGGATTGTTTTAGGAATGTGTATTAGCCGGAGGAGAGTTAATAGCCCTCTTTACCCTTGTAGGTCTTTTTGCGGAACATTAACTTGAAAGACACGGAGGAGAGATTAAACATACTGACTGGATATAACTGGTTATCCAGACGGTTCTTCCAGAATACTTGGATGTCAATATTACGGATATCTTGCTTAGAGTTCTGGAAATCAGCCATACGATACTCGGCACTCGGGGCGTAGTAAATCATCTTGCGATATGCCGTAGGGTCGGTTGATAAATCCAGAGAGACATCTGTTATAATCGGGGAGAAGGCTGACTGAGATGTAGCCGTGCTATTACCAGTGTTGCGTGTTCCAAGAGTATTAGGAGGGGCGGTCTGCTCGTTCTGGAGGGGTAATAGAGTGCTTGTGAAAACAATGCTATCAATAGGAGACCAGAGGGTGCTTGTGCTTACATAGTTCTGGGTCATAGCATACCATACACCACTATAACCGGGAGTTGGTTGTGATGTAGGGGTTGATACATTCTCATTCAGACCGATTGCCTCCACTATCTGAAGATTAGCATAGCCGTCTGGGAAGGTAGTGGCTATTGGGGAAGTCGGGGTAATCCAAGTATAGCGGAACTGGGATGTATTAGCCGGGTGTGTCGTAGAGTTAAGATAAATGTTATCAAAGTTAGCAAATAGACCTTCCATATTAATGTTAAAATAGAGGCTCTGGAAGGCGTTAGTCGTGGCATTAGGATTGACATACTGCGTGGGGTAGTAGATTGTGAAGAGACCGGAGATTTCATTGTATTTCATAATAGGCGTAGGATACACGGCTTTCCACGCCGTGAAGTCTGCTATACCCGTTCCACCCCCAGCAGTCCAAGCGTTGAATACGGCTAAGTTAGCATTGTTAAGCGTTGTATTCACTAAATCTACCCAATGGCTATAAGTATAGACCCAGTAGTATCTTGTCGTCAAGTCTTGTGGTAGTCCTAACTCGGGAGATACTACTTGCCAGACTGAAGGGTTTGAAGCGGGGTTCTGGTTAATAGTCGTAGCGTTAGCACGGTAATAGAGACCATTCGTAGTAAGATAAACAATATTATCCGCTCTATACTGGATTGTAGAACTCCATCCTAAATCCACCGGAGGATTAGCAAGGGGCAACTGAAAGTTAGGCACATAGTCTGGCGATGCCATTGAACGGGGTGTCGGTGCTAAGGCGATATTCTGCGTCTCAGAAACATACTGAATATATGTAATAGGAGGTGCTATATTGACTTGCGTAGTGCCGATTAGACCTTCCCAAGTAATGCCTACGCCATACTCTGTTAGATTAACATTCGTCTGTCCCGTGCTACTCTGGATAGCCGGAATGAAGAGTGGTAAATCCTTATTAGCACCATTCATAACGAAACGAATAATAGAAAACTGATATTTAGAAGCGTCCTTGACGATAGCAGTATCACGGGTCTCGTTAAATCTAATCTGAGGGTCTGCTCCAGCACCAATACCACCACCGACATCATCCGTATTGTTATTTACGATTGATGCGTTGTAATAGACTATGTCTGGGCTACTATCCTCACCAACAGTCTGAAAACTACTCTGGTATGTGAAGCGTCCGCTCATTCTATATACTTAGTAATAGATTTATTTGCCTAACTTTTCCGCCGTAAGTGCTGACACGAAGTTGTCCGGGGTCATACCGCTACTGTCTATTACTTTCTTATAGCGTTCCAAAGGAAAGGGAGCATAGAGGCATCGGACTACTGCGTGTCGCCCACAAGTATTAACATCTTGCTTATCTTTCTGAAAACTATGTGTATTGTAATAGACTTCCTTGCCAGATGATTTCAATAGTCTTGTTAGCAAGGGTTCATCTTCACCTAATGCCTCTCTATTCTCATCTGGCACAGTATCCAGAGCCTTCTCCGGGGCTTCTCCATACGGGTCAAAGAACTCTATCTTATTCCCCTTATTTAACATACATACCCAATGACCCGTAGTATCATCTTCCGTAAGGTATAACATAATACACCGCCCCTTCTTATCAAAGGCTTGGTTGATAGAACTCATATGTCCCAACTCCGGGTATGTGATAATCTTAATATCTCTTCCTAATATTTTCCGTATATCTGTATCGGATAGGGGATATGATTTAATGCGTCCCAAGCCACGCTCAGACATTCTAATCTATAGTATAGAATAGAATATGTGGGGTAGTCCGTTGAAACCGAAAAAGGAGAAGGTAAAGGTTCTATCAAGCAGTCCGCCCACTAAAGAGAAAGAAAAAATAGAGAAGTTCAAACCTATTAAACTCACAATGACAAAGTCGGAGGCTAAGAAAATACTGGATTATAAAAAGGATTTAGCCGTCCAACAGATACAATGGGTTCAGAACTGGATGGAGACACTTATTAGGGAACGCTCTCTTCCACCTCAACTTGCTGGGGCAGACGGATATTCTCAACTTTGTCTATTTTTAAATCCTCTGGACGCTCTGAATGTGCTGAAGGCGATAAGGGATGACTTTGCGAAGATGCTACCACTGGAGGAGAAGCAAGATGACTTTTCTTATCTGGCTCATCTGGAGTTAGGGGCATATCACGAACATCTACCCCCACCTCATACTTCTTCCCACAACAATCAGATACAAGGCGACGACCCTTGATAGCCTTCCATAATCTATGAATAAAAAATAGGATTGCTATTGAACCGGTGGATACACCCGCAGAAGCCAAAAAGTTTGTATCCATATCTATAATAGATGCCAAGAATAAACCCAGAGAAATGTGTTGAACTACTTGAAGGTCTCCATACTATGACCCAGTTATGTTGGGAACTATCCAAGAACCCGGAACTAACAGACCTACTTGAGGCTATGAAGACCCGGCTTGAAGATATGATAAACACTATAAATACTGCCTTATTAGATAGGTAAGTTTCGGGGTTGGGCGGGGACGGGGTTTCCGCAAACCTTTTTAGCCGTTGTTTTTTCTAACTACTCTTGAGAGTTAGTGGAACTCTAGTTTTTATATATAGGATAAGATAATATAGGATAAGTTCTCCAATAAACTACTTTGCGGAAAGCCCGTCCCCGTCCAACCCCATAGGATTAGTTAATAGAACTCCTAACTTATTAGAACTCTGGCGTGTTGCGGGGATACCAACCACTGAGGATAATGCTTATAAACACACACCCATCGCCCCATCTTCTTAAGGTCTCTTACATCATCCTTAGTCATTCCAATATGGGTCTTGAGGAGATAGCCGAGGGCGTGGAAGGAGGTTGCCATAGGATATACGACGATATGGGTTGCTTCGTTGAGGAGGAGGCGGGTTTTCTTGTAGTTTGTAAGGTAGTGGGACAAGCACAACATAGTAGTGTTAGTATGGCGACCCATAGTGGCGAGGTCATCTATTAACTTACCCACAACTTTTTCTGCGTTGCCGGTTAATGTGTCGTAGTCGTCAAATATGACAAGACAGTCCTTGAACTCATCTAACTCTGGATAATCGTCAATGAATGTCTGGATATTGATACGCCGGAGGAAGCCGAGGGCATCTAGTGTGCTATCTTCCCCGAGTTTAGAGATGAGATAACATTCACGGTCTGGAAACAGTTTTTTATAACATTCGGCTATGCCCTTTGCTATATAAGACTTACCAGAGCCGGAAGCACCCGCTATATAGAAGACTTCACGGCGTGTAGGGTCTGGACTAGGAACTAACTGAAACTGACCGTCGTCTGGTAAATCAATCTTAGTTGTCTTGATATTATCCGATACAATGCGTTCATAGAGTTTTTTGGCTAAGGCAGTCTCACTAATGAGTTGGTCTGCTTCTAATCCCTTTGAATGTGCCTCTTGTAGCCGGGTTAGTAGTTTGGTGCGTTCTTGTGGTTTGAGGTCTCTTAGTTCAGTGGCGTAGGTATTAGGATTAATCTCTAACTTGGGCTTCTCACCCTTATGGTCGTCTTCGTGAATGTATAACACCTTACCGTCATACTTACCACCCTTGACAATACTGATTGGCTTAGCACCCTTGACCTTATCAAAGGAAAGGCTTGGCATTCTATATAGTCGGGGCAGATTTTCGTGGAAAACGGAAAACACTTATCTATTTTGTATATGATAGGCTAATAATGGAGTTCTCCACCATATAGGTGAGTTGCCTTGGATAGTTGGGCTAATAGTTGGTCTCTGACTTGGCTGAGGGTCTTAATAGGGGAGGCACTCTTGATAGCACTATCTAGTTTATTTAGCACTGAGGTCTCTGTTTTTAGATATTCCTCTAAAGAGTAAATACGGGCTAAGCGGTGTTTGAACCCAGAAATAGCGTTGTTAATCTCTGGAGTAGGAACATTATTGTCCTCTAAGAGTTCTACTAAGGTCTTAATATCTGAATACACTACATAGAGTTTTCCGAGGTCTGAGTTTAGGATTTCATTATACTTGATAACCTTTGGTATGTCATTACGGAGTTTTGCTAAAGCAAACTTGCGTTTAACAACCTTGAATAGATTACCTTGGGATTTTAGGAGTTCAATAGAGTTCTGAAGGGATTTCTCTGGGTCAATAATATCTGGATTAAGAACCTCATCGCCATTATGGAACTCATACACAATAGATAGTTCAGTATAACGGCTTTGGATAAGTGCTATTACATCTAACTTTGTGATGGTAGGAGAGCCGAATGCCTCTTCTAGACTATACTTCCTACCGTCCCTCAATGCCTTATGCCCCTTTAAGACCTCCTCTGGAGACCAACGGACTATATGAAACTTAATCGTATCTCTAGCCTTTAATATATCTAAGGGGGTCGGGCGGGTCTTGAGGGTGGATAGGGCTTCCTTGGCTTCCTTGGGAGTTATTATTTTAGCGGATAAGAGGCTTTCAACTTTTGTAGTAGCGTCCCGAAGATTGTATCGTCCTCTTTTAGGAATAACTCTCCATTCCTCAATAATACCCGATTTAATATCTCCAATATAGACATTATCCATATTCTTCAGTTTTTTTATAATAGATTGAAACTCTTTGACATAGTGTTCCAGAGCCTCTTGTCTTGATGGGAACTTGCCTTCTACTACTTCGTAGGCATCGTAATCTCCAGCATATAACTGAGACCTCAAACTCTGTGAGCCTATAATCTGTAAGTCCTCACCATCAGTAAAGGACATAGTCTTCAATACCTTCACGGCATCTACTGGATACTGTGAGGGAAATGATTTCTCTTTTAGTATTGCCGACATCTATAATGGCAATATATTTTATTGTAGTAATCCAGCCTCATTTAACTTGCGTAATGTGTTAATACGGACTGATTTAGCACTGGATGTAGCATATACCGCTTGAGAATAACCGGGATGCTGTTCTTCTAATCTTGTAATGAATGCTACTAGTGCGGATTTCTCTCTTGGGACATCAGAGGCTTTATAGGGCTTTGTGGGTATGGCTCTACCAGCCTTTGGATTTTCTACTGATGGGGCTGTTCTTTTTGATGATGGGGCTGATAATGCCGTTTCACTTCTATCTGCTATGCTACCAGAAGCAGACGGGGCGAACCCACGCCGTCCTACACCAATATCGTATTCACCCGTAGTAGGGTCTCTAACACTTCGCATACCGGGGACTGCGTTATCGGCAGAGAGGTTGGCTAATGCCTCACCTTCAGCCCCTTCTTCGTCTCCACCCTCTTCTGCGAGTGCTTCAGCCCCATCATCACCGACATAGCCAATATCTCTGCCACCCAAGTTAAGTTGTGCTTGTTCTCCCATAGGAGACCATAGATATCTGCCAGACCGGTCTCCAAACTCTCCACGGGTATCAGTGCTAAAGACGGCTCTCCCGTCGCCAGAATATCCGTGTTGGGTATCTTCTCTAGTAGGTGCTTTAGCAGAGAATACAAATCTGCTCTCACCTCTACCAGAGGATGTCTCACCTCTACCATCACCGACACTATATCTTTCAGCCTCCAGTCTGGACTGATAACTAATACCTTCCTTTGGCTGATACATATTACTTCTGGCGACACCCTTGTGTGAATAGGGGAAGTATCCTTCTCTACCATCAGAGGTTATGAAAGCACCAGAAGTCTGTATAGGTCTTCCAGACTGGGAGATGACTGGAGGGACGGCAAGAGTATCTCTATTAGCATTACCGACTTGGGCGAATAACTGAGCGTCGGTCTTAATGAGTTTAAGGAAGCCGAGGGATTTAACAAGTGCCTTAGAGGCTGACTGTCTATCCTTAGCGGGAGCATCGGCAAGTTTTAACATCTGCTTGAGATACTGCTCCAGACGGGTAAATAGGTTCTTGAGTGTTCTCAGCATACGGATTACGCTATTGTTTAAGGGATTGTTCTCAGCATCAATACCATCCTCTTCCATAGTAGCCAGTAAGTTCTCAATCAACTGTGTGATACCATCTTGGGATGAGTTCCCTTCAATGAACTCTAACGCAGACATAATATCGTCGGCAGAGTTGTTAGTAGCCAAGCGGACACATAGGGCGAAAATCTTGTTCGCATCTCCTACTACGAAGCGTGAGATAGAAGAGTAGTCATCACCGGGCTGGAGTAGAGCATCAATAACATTCTGTAAGAGTTGTGCTAACTCTACTTGAGGAAGGATGCCTAACTCTTCTGGTAGAGAGGCAGTAGCCCCAGCAAAGGGTGCTTGTGTGCTTACGCCACCTAATCCGCCCATATCATCTGTCTGGAATGCCATCTTTGCCTCATCAATGGCACTAAACTGTTTGAGACGGTCTTGTAGTTTAGCCTTCGCCCACTCTTGTCCTACTGAAGTTCTTAGCACACCACCGGATAGACGATGCTCCTCCATCTTAGCATCTACGGGGCAATAGCCGTGTCCTCTACCGAATACTGATACATAGGGATTTGTGGTCTCAGTGAAGGGTGCTTTACCGGTATCTTGACGAGCAGACGCAGTATCTAAGTAGCCCATAGAAGGGTTAGCAAATACTCTCTGACCCAATACGGGGGGAGGTAGCCCGTAGTAGCCTTTGGGTGATGAAAAAGCACGGGCATTAGCCTTCTGTGTAGCCAGAACCTTAGCATTAGCCATATAATGTGCGTCTCTCATCTTCTGCTGGTGATACTGGGCTTGGAAATCCGCACCCGTGTAAGTTATATCACCGGGGCGTAAGTTGTCTGGCAAGTATTGTTCTGGGCGACCCCTATCTGCGTAGTAATAAGCAAAGGGGTCTGGAAATCCAACATTTAAGTTGGTAGTAGGCACTTTCTGCGTCCCAAATGATGACATTCTATATTATCAGTTGGGATTTTATTTGGCGAACTTATTATTTGTGATATAAGTTGTGTTCCTTAACATATTTGGAGGCTTGTATCATATTCAGCCCCTTCTCAGCCATAACCTTCTTAACAAGGGAGGCACGGGCAGATACTCCAGCACCCACCATACGCTTCTTACGCTGACCGTGTCCGTCTTGCCCGAGCATACCACCCTCCATAAGATTGCCGTGTCCCTCATATCTACCCGTATTAGCCCCACCACACTTTTTACCTCTGCCCTTCCGTCCTACATCACGAGACTTCTTAATGAAATCTACGAGTTGCTGGGGTGCTACCTTTGACCCGTGTTCTACTGCTAAATCCGTGAGGGCATTTACACCTCTCATTCCGTATTTACCAATGGCACTTACAATAGGTCTTTCTCTTTCACCTTGAGCCGTAATCTCCGCTTGTTTCTTAGCGTGAGCCTCTTCGGGTGTAAGACCAAAGTAGCCATCACCTCTATCATTAGGGTGGCGACCCGCATCAGTATTTCTCTTCTGTCTCTGGTATAACTCTTCAGCCATACGCTCCTCTTCTGCCGATTGCTCACGACGACCTCCACGCACACCATCTACATTACCGGAGCGTAGTGCTATATCTGACTTATTACGACTACGCCCTAGTCTCTTCTTACTCATCTGTTCCATAGCCCTCTGCTCCTCTGATACTCCCATACCGGCTACACCACGAACTGTATCCATAGTCTGGTTGAAGCCGGGTATAAATGCCGTAGCGGGTTTTAGAACATCAAGTGTTCCAGTAAAGCCTTGCTTGAACCCATCAGCAAAATCATTGAAGAACCCCGCTCCGTGTAGGTCTCCAATATGTTTGGCGAGGTGCTGACCCATCATATGAGCCTCAGAGGGTTTCTTCTTGCCATATCCCTTTTTAGGGTTTTCTAGATGGTCTAATAGTGTATGCTTCTTACCGCCTCTGTATTCTGATAGTCCCATAGAAGGTGTGGCAGAACCACCTACACAATGTCCCATACCAGTATAACCGACCATTAGTTCTTTCTTAGGATTAACTGGATTATAGCGTTCCATCTGCTCCGCCATAGCACGACTATCTGCCATTCCCTTCTTGGCTCTCCGGACGGCTGATGTCTGGGGGAACATACTTGGGGCTTCTATGCCGTTCATTATATTCAGTATCAATATATTTTTCTCCGGTGGTATATCCCCATACTTCTATTTGGCATAACTCTGGATTATATTTCATTCCTTGAACCACCAAATGATTTTGAGTTGGTATGGTGATATTAAATGATTTACCGACCCCTTGCCAGTTGCTATTACAAGTCCATCCCCATTTGGAAGGTAGATGGAGGAAGCGTTTCATATCTACTATAGCCCGGGGTTAAGGCGGGTTGGGCTTTCCGCACTTTCCAAATCCCGAAGTTTTTTATATCCACTCTATTAGAATGAAGGCATACTTCCACAGTCTCCAACAGAAAGAGTTGGAGGGTGGTAGGGGTCAAGCAAGTGGATTTATTATGAGGGCTATGGCTGAGAATAAACTAAAGCATACTGGGAAATATAAGAACCCCACATACCCCTTAGCACCGGGTAGCACTATGAATAAACCTATTGAGTTTGATTGGAAGAAGTTGGCTAATAAGAGCCAAGGAGGTGAAAAGGAGGTGGGTAGTAAGACTACTTGGGGAACGAAGGGTGAATATGGAGCAAGTCCCTTTATATTACATCACTTCAGTGGGGATGCGAAGGACTTCAAGCCGGGTAGTAAGACTAATAAGGGAAAGGAGAGTGATATTCAACGGAAGGCAAGAATGATATTTACTGCTAAGAACCTATTAGCCAAAGCCAAGCAGTTAGCGGAAGGAACGGCTCAGCCAACACCAACAATAACAATGACTGATACTATCCCTTCAACCACAGAAGCCACTAAGACTGATATCATAGAACACTTTGGTAATGCTCCAGAACTAAAGAAGAAGTTCAAGGTGAAGAAAAAGTTCGTAGATGCCGATACGGGCGAAGAACTAAAGGACGAAAGGGCAAAAAAAGCCGATGAACCCCCTACGCCCAAAAATGAAGTAGTAGAAACACCCCCACCGCCACCCAAGCCCGTGGTAGAACCCGTAGCACCCAAAAAAGCCAAAACGCCGAAGGTTGCGAAAACGCCAACCCCGCCCAACCCAGTCTCAAGAGTAGTCTGGACTGAGGCAGAGATAAAGAGTAATCCACTCACAAGAGGAGATACCACTAACTATTACAATGACTTGGATGAGAGACAACAGAAACTCTTTCTCTTTGCTCTTAATGACCCTAAGGCGAAGTTGAAGGATGCTATTAAGTATCTCAAGGATAACAACATAGGCACTGGATTTAGTTCATCCACTATCAGTCCTATATTCAAGGAAATGCGTAAGGAGGCTGATGAGATATTAGAGGATGAAGAGAAGCAGAGAAAGACCTTATCTAACCCAGCATACACAAGTATCAAGAGCAAGTTAGAAGACCTATTGAAGAAGAAGGGAGAGCGTCCATTAGAGCGTCTTAAGAATGCCTTTAAGGGTATAGATGTTGAGAAGTATATAAATGTATTTAATCACATATCTGAGATAACTGGGACAGATGCGGGATATGATGTTGATAAGATACTCTCATACCAAGGAAGTGGTAAATGGAAACTATACGCAAGTCGTATCCGTAAGAAGAACTACAAGTTAGTATCCTCCGACGATTACGAGGGTGGCTTTGAACCATCGGATGATAAGAAGGTCTGGGATTTAGTGGCACATAAGCATCAGTATGGCGACCCTCAGTATTGGGCTAACTGGACTAATAAGGTAGAAGTGTTTGATAAGGAGGGTAAGATTGTTCCTACAAGCAATAAGATAGTCGTAAAGGGATTACACAAGGAAGGTGCTAACTGGCGTATTGAGGAGGATAATATTCTGCTTTTTATTTCCAGTAAGGATTTCAAAGACCCAGACGAGACCCCAGAGGAGTATATCAACAATAGAACAGATAATCGGTTTGGTAGTGTAAGGAAGATGAAGCCGTCATCTAAAATGTTCTATCAGAAGGAGTTATACAAGCAGTCTCAGTATTACTGGATTGGTAGTTATCTTACGGATTGGAATGATAATACGGAGGAGTATAATAAGGGTCGTAGTCGTAAGATAGGCACTGCTCGTCGTATCAAAGCCTACATTAAGGAACTTGAGACGGATGATTGGCTCTATACTACAAAGATAGGAGGTGTTGAGTATGTAGTCCCATCACGAGCGGACGCAAAGGATTACGAGCCAGATGTATCACCCGAAGAGAAGACTGGTGGCTATGTGTTAAATAAGGTATCTGAGGCAGATGCTAAAGACCCAGAGGAGATTAGGAGATTACCCATTAAGAACAATGTGAAGTATGCGAAGGCTCGTGCTAATCTTTTAGAAGCCCTATCAAAATACACAGTTCCTCCAGTAGCCAGTAGGGCTAATCTATTAGGTAAAGAAAGTGGCACTATGGCGGGTAAGAAGAGTGGCGATGGTATAGTAGCACGGGGTGTAGCGTTTGGGTTTGGTAATAACCGTAGAGGGTTTGATTACTATGTGAAGAATAAGGCACATCCGGAAGTCTATAAGGCGTTAGTAGAGTTTGGGGAGACGATAGTCCCTAAGGGATGGGATTTCCAGACTATTCAGTTAAATCATAATGCGAAGGCTAAGAAGCATACTGATAAGAATAATGTGGGGAAGTCTGTTATCATTGGTATTGGAGATTATAACGGAGGCGAACTAAGGGTATTTAGCCCAGATAGTAGTAAGCATCACGACTACAATATCAAAGATAAGCCGACTATGTTTAACGGTGCGGTTCTACCACACGAAACCCAGCCCTTTAATAATCCTACGGATTACGAGCGTGGTAAGGGTCGTTATACCATAGTATATTTCAGACACAAGTATAAGCCCGATAGGGGTAATGTGGGTGTAGGGTCTGGATTAGGCAAAGGTATGCGTCAGCCGAGTGCCTCAGAGTTAGAAGACCTTTTTGTGTAAATAATAATATAAGTATAGTTATAGAATGTCCGTTGGAAGTCTTAATGGTGGAGTATTATCGCTATCTAAGTTGAAAGTAGGTGGTGTATCTGTGATACCCGGGACAGTGGGTGGGGTTCAAGAGTTAGTAGGGTTAGAAGGTGCTATAACAATGTCATCGCCTACTGCTACCTTTGTGGCTACGGGTCAGAATATAGAAATGACTATTACCTATCCCACGCCACCAGTAGAAAGTGTTGGTGGATTAACTGGTGCTATTACCTTTTCATCACCAAATGGTTCAGTCAATATTACTCCGGCGGGAACTAACATAGCATTAGAAGCACTCGTCCCACCAGTAGATAGTGTTGGTGGATTGGTTGGTGCTATTACCTTTTCATCACCAAATAGTTCTATTACTATTACTCCGGCGGGAACTAACATAGCATTAGAAGCAGTCGTCCCAGCAGTCCGCCAAGCGACCTATTATAAAACTACCGCACAGAACCTAACCTCTGGAAATACTGATATAACCTTTGACGCAACCGGCTCGTGGAACTATACTGACGGGTATATCACTTACGCAAGTGGGACGGCAAACTTCACCGTAGTCCAAACGGGTGTTTATCAGTTGGGGTTTAACGCAACTATTCTTGTAAATAACGGAACTTGGGCGACGACGACTAATAGGAATATAGGAATAGACATCACACGCTCGTCTAATCCAAGACAAGCGGTAATACAAAACTCTGCTCTTCAAGGAGTTCAGAACTACACTCAATCAACAAGTGGAACTTACTATCTTGTTGCGGGTGATGTCATCAATATGCGAGTAGGTGGTGCTTGGACTGGTGGGACACCAACACCTCCCCAAGTTCAAGGATTAGCGAACACATTTGACCTTAACACCTTCTTCACTTGGACTTATATCTCTGCTTAACTAAAACTCCGCATTCATACTAAAGGACATCTGTTCTTGTGTCTTACCACAGTTGGCTAAGGCATATGTGCTTACTCTTTTTTCAAAGAAGTTATCCTTGGCTTCTAAGGATATACGCTCCATAAACTGGAAGGGGCATACCTTGGCATTATAGAGTTGTTTGTATCCTAACTGGGTTAATAGCCTATTGGCTACGAACTCAATGTATTTTTTCATTAGTTTAGCATTCATACCTATTAGAGAACAAGGGAGTGCCTCAGTAATGAACTCTTTTTCAATATCTACTGCCTCTTTGAATAACTGGTGTGCCACTTCTTCAGATAGTCTATTATCTAACTTCTTGTATAGCAGACAAGCGAAGTCAGTATGTAATCCTTCATCACGACTAATAAACTCATTAGCCAGTGTTAGTCCTTTTAATACATTCCTTTCTTTGAAATAGTAGATAGCACAGAACGCACCAGAGAAGAAGACACCTTCTACTATTGAGAATGCCATTAGTCTTGTAGCAAACGAAGCCTTTCTATCTAACCATTTTAAAGCCCATTCAGCCTTCTTGGCTACGAAGGGCATAGTATTGATGGCTTGTAGGACTTTAATCTTCTCTTCCTTATCATCAAAATAACTATCCACTAATCGTGAATAGGTTTCGTTATGGACTGTCTCATTACTTAACTGTTCGCAATAGAAAGCCTTAGCCTCCGGCACTTGTATTTCATTACAGAAGTTCATAGCAAGGTTTTCACATACTATGCCGTCAGACCCAGCAAAGAAGCCTAGGATACACTTGATGAAGTGTTGTTCCCCTTCCTTTAACGCTTCAAACTCCTTCTTATCCTTTGACATATCAACCTCTTCTACTATCCACCGAACCGACACTAAGTCCTTATACATCTTATACATATCAAGATACTGAATGGGTAGTAGCGTGAAGCGATTAGGATTTTCTATTAGGAGGCTCTCCATCTGGGAGTGGCGGGGATAACTTTCTGGGGACAAATCCTATAACATCACCTAAAGAATATCTTAGTATATCATATATAAGAATGGATGCTCCGGCTACTACGCAACCTACTAAGAAACGCTCCGTGGCTCTGTCAAAGGCACAGAAGGCGTATTACGAACGCAATCGTGATAAGCGTCTAGAAGAGATGAGGGTTCGTGCTAAGGAGCGTAATGAGGCAGAGAAGTTAGCGTGTGAGGCTAATCCAGAACTACTACGGGAGCGTCGTGCTATGTTCCTTGAGAAGTATTACAAGTATCAGATGGCGGATACTGTTAAACGCATTAAGATGTGGCGTGAAGACCCCGGTATCTGTAGTGTGTTTAAGGAGTTCCTAAAGGAGAATGTTGAACCAGTAAAGACCCTACTACCCCGTAAGTTTTTCAATACTCTTTCTAAGTTGGCTATTGCGGTAAAACCGGTCGCAGAAGTTCCTATCAACACTGTAGTAGATGTCAGACCAGAAGAAACCATTGCCGACCAATACGCCAACAGTATGTCCGAAAGATACTTCTAAGCCTAAGCGTGGTAGAAAGAAGAAGATGATACCAGAGTTTAAGGTCATTAAGGCTACGGAGGAAAAGCCTATTGTAGTTAAGTTTGAGTAGTGCGTATAAAAAAACTGTAAAACATCTCCGGTATTAATATACGAGAGATGTTAGACAATGAGGAGTTTTCTGCCTATGTTGCTAAGGTTATCGTCCTTAAGAAGGATATTGTGGGTCAGATGGTAGGGTTCAAGAACTCTACTGGAGATGTAGCGGACTGTTATAAGAAGGTTATTCTAGATAAGTTATGGAAACTCTCAAGAGTAGTTGGAGAACATTATCTTAAGTGTCTGGGTGCTATAGCGGAAGTAGAGGGTGATGTCTCAGACCCTAATCCTCTTTCTCAGACCCGCTATCAGATGGCAGAGATGGAGGCTCTACTGGAAGCGACGAACCCTTCAGATAGTCCTTCTGTTGTGATACGGAGTGAGCCATCCCTTCCGCATCAGACTTCATTGAGTTAATATCATATTTAGACGACAAGTATATATGGCGTAGCATACTACTCCCTACATTCTTGCCGAATATCTTATTAAGGATACGGGTAATAGAGTTGTCAGCAGTAATAGGAGTGCCATCTGCTCCTACAAGGAAGGGAAAGGACTGTAGAGACTTATCCTTCACTAAGAATGGATGAACCTTGAGATACTTCTTGATACTCTCTGAGAGTGGTGCTGGTATATCAATGTTCTGTGTGCCGTAAGTCTTAGATGTCTTATACTTATTAAAGATGAAAGATACTGGCTTACCTCTGCTAATCACTAAGTAGTTTGTATCCTTGGGATACTCATCAATCTTAGTCTTCTTAGTAGTCTTGACTACAGTCATCTGGAGGTAGTCTTGGTTTCTACGGGGTGCGATTTCCACATATAGACCTAATACAACAAGGGGTAGTAGATGCTCCACTGTAGCCTTCTTCTTAGGAATGTTGGCAGACATATCAGCATATTTCTTCTGAACCTCATCCCACTCTATCCAGTTCTTTTCTTGTTTTGTTGTCTTATCACTCGTATCAGCCTCTTTAGCGACCTTAGCCTTATCCATCATCTTATCGTAGTAAAACTTATATACAGTCTTATAGCCGGACTTGTCCTTATCAAGTGATAGAACAGAGGCGATAGATGATATAAGGGTCTTCTGGGTGCTTTCGGCATACTCACCTATCTTCTTCATAATCTCATCAGTCTTCTTAAGAAAGGCTAAGTTCTTGAAGGGCTTCTTATCATTAAGATTGTAGAGTGTCTTAATATAAGCGGACGCAGTTGTTTCCCCTACATTACGGGGCGGTGTTCCATATGTCTTCTCAAGTAGTCTCTTGTGGAGTTGGAGCATATACTCGTTGGAGTTCATTATAGTAGAGCCGGAGTTTATTTCTTTCCCAGATGAACGCATTTCTTTCCTATATATAATAAGGTAGTTTCTCTTTAGGTCTTAATAGCGGGTTGGGGCGGGTTGGGGTTTCCGCAAAGTCCCGCCAAAATAATAATCAACTAATAGATGGAGACACACAAGGAGCATCTATTCAAGAAGGTAGGTCTTCCGAGTAATATCCCTATGTCAAAGAAGCAACTATCAGTATTATTTAAAGTTCCATTAAAAGCCTTACACGAAATATATAAGAGAGGTATTGGGGCTTGGAAAACTAATCCCTTATCAGTGAGAATGAAAGGAACATTTAAGAAGGGTGTTAATGCTCCTATGTCAAAAAAACTTTCTAAGGAGCAGTGGGCTATGGCGAGAATATATAGTTTCCTTGATAAGGGGAAGACATATTATACGGCTGATGCTGATATCGCCGAAAAATATAAGGTTTAAGGGTTTGCGGTTTCCCCAACCCGGCTTAACCCGCTCTAAGGAGTGCCTATCTTCCTTCTACAAATAGGACACTTACAATCATTAGCATTCTGGCTCTTGTAGGTGGCTAAGCAAGGCTTACAGAAGAAATGACCGCAGTTAGTGATGTCTAGGTTATCGGGTTGTATCATCTCCATACACACGGGACACTCCCAAGTCTTCTTCAACTCTTTCATCATATCTATGTATTCAGACCTAATATGCTCTGGCATCTTCTCTACGGTCTCTAAGAGCCTTCTGTGGTTAGTGAAGTCTGAGTTATGTCTTCCTCTAGTAGCCTCAAAATACTTAGCCCAAGCGAATGCCACTCTCTTATTACAACTTGCGTGGGGATTGGTCGCCATCTCGTATATATGATAATATAGGATTACCTTTAAGCCCTAATATAGGCGGGAAAAAAGTGCGTTTATTCGGGAAACATATTATCCCGGGCAGAGGTAGAATGATACACCAGAACGCCGACCTCCAGTATGGCTATGACCGTGAGAACAAGAACCACTATAAAATAGAGCAGTTTTTAGGAGTTAAACTGAAGAAGTTGGCTAAGTATGATACTATGGACTGGGTTGAATACCAGAATGATGATGATGATAGTCCTCCGTGGTATGTAGAGCAGAAAGCAAGGAAGATGAACTACATTGACCTATTAGAGAAGTATCGTTCTCCAGTCTTACAGTATGCTTCTGCTCTCATAGGGAAGAATAAGATTGACTATATGAAAGAGAAGGGTAATGGCTTAGTAGTCTTTGATTTCTTTGATAAGGTTATGTATTGGGTCTTTGATGAAGAGGAATACAAAAAAATGGAGATAGAGCAACAGTTCATAAGGGGAGCAAGGTTAGGTTATGTGGATAAACCTAATCCAGTAGTCCATATACCTTGTAGCCTTCTGAAAGAGATGAAGAACTAATAGGAGCGGGTTGGGGCGGGTTGGGCTTTCCGCAAACCTTATTTGCCACGAGCAATATCCGCATCAATCTCCGCTTGTAGTTCAATCTGATAACAGAGATAATCATCAATCTCATCTGGAACGCTCTCATTATCTTCCATAACACCCTCAAGAGTGTCTAGTATGGGATGAGAGAGGTATTCAAGGTCGCATTCCATTTGCTCTGTGTTGATAATGAAGTATTCCCTTTCATCGGCATCCTTACCAAATGCCTTTGCCATTCCGCACTTGTATGTCTGAAGACTATCTTCGTCCATATACCGCCAATCCCACTTAGTCATAACGGCAAGAGAAGACCAACCGTCCTTAGTCTTCTCCCGCCATAGACCTACTACTTGCCCCCTCATCTCATCGGCTATGAACGAGCCGGTCTTGATGTGATATGCGAATGGCTCGGGACACATACGGTTAATCTTGTTAGTCCATATCCACTCTGAATAGTCAGAGTAGTCTGAAACATACTTATATACTTGTTCCTTTGTATATCTGCTATACTTGTCATTCTCTTGTAGTAGAGTGGAGTATATCTCCCTCTTGAGATTATCCAGTCTATTAATCTTGCCCCACGCCTTGATATGCTTCTCAATATCAGTATCAACAATCTCATTCTTCTTGACCTTGATGACACGCTTCTCCGGGGCGGACATTTCTTGTATGCCTTTCCATTTGGGATTTTTCGTTTTCATTTTTTTCCCCGCCGACCCGAAGATTTTTCCCTTATATTCGCTGTGTCGCTGTATTCGCTGTATTCGCTGTGTCGCTGTGTATATGGGGGTCAAACCTTCGGGCGGGGGTCAAAAAAAATGAAAGTGAAAAAGGGGGAAAGGGATGGCATAGAAGAAATGTCGGTCAATGGCTCGGTCGTATCAAACGATAGCGTGGATGTAAAGGCGATGATGGAAGTTCTTGAAGCCCCAGTAGCCCCTACTAAGAAAGGGCGGGTTCTTAAGAAGAAAGTGGAGAAGGTAGTAGCCCCTATTACCCCATTGGCGATTGAGCCGGTGGTAGAGCCGGTGGTAGAAGAGGTAGTAGAGCAAACGGCGGAAGAAAAGGAGGCGGAGGCTCTTATGGAGGGTGATACGAATGATGAGAGCAAAGGGATATATAAGATGTATGCGGAACTCCTAGCAAAGTATAATGCCCTAGTAGCCAAGACTACTAAGGCGAAGAATGAGAACTCGCCCGACCTAGTAGAAGGCATTCATATGCGGATGGTGAATGGTCGCAAGACTAAGACAAAGTATATCTTCCCATATCAAGCGGATGGGGGCAAGTCCATAGTAAAGGAGATGAAGGACGGGCAGAAGTGTATTGGAGTTTCTACTACCCAAAAGAACAATAGCAAGGGTTCTTGTAAGGTGGCGGATTATGACCTTATCTGGGTCAATGCGAAGATTGTTAAGGATACCCATACTGGCAAGGTATATTCTCATAAGGACGGGAAGTTCGCCATACTAGATGAGGATACTATGACCTCGTTCAATGTGCGGATGATGGTAGTAGCCGAGTAATAGGGCAAAAAGGGTTTGCGGTTTCCCCAACCCCGTCCAACCCGCTATTATGAGCCTACTAGTGATTTTTTTATGTCATTGCGAGAGGACTTACTACTCTTGAGAGTGAAACTACTCTCATAGTAGGTTAGTAGTAGGCATACTAGGAGACTTCTTTACACTCCTAATAGGACTTTACTACTAGGAGAGTAAATATCACTCCTAATAGCGACATTTTGACACACTCTAAGAGAGTTCTATACCAGTAAAATAATATCTTATTTTACTGGTATAGAACTCTATTAG